ATCAGCATCGAGGTCGATGGCCGCGCCCCAGGAGTGAACCGAGTAGCTCGTGCCGCCGCGCTTATGCCGGAAATTAAAAATGCCGCCGTAGTCCTCGGCTTCCTCTAGGATTTCTCTATCGTTAGCGTAAAGATTCCCGATTTGAGTTAGAATCCGCTTTAGCGATGCTGCTACTTTGAAATGACACCGAGATTTTAATACCCGCTTGCCATCGTAAAACATTGGGTATGGAAATTCAACTACAACAAGATTCGATTCGTCTCCCGGTTCTCCATAAAATTCGCGCAGGGCTTCTTGTGTCGAATAAGGCCAGGGGTTCGGAGTCGGCATCATTTGTCGCAAATACTCGCGGCAACGCGCCTGACTCCGTGGCCCCCAAAACCCATCAGGTACAACGCCGATTTTGCGTTGCATTCTCTGGATTTGTTCGGGAGCCATTTATTTCCCTTTGCGGACAATATTGATCAGCCCGACCAGCGAGAGGCCCGCCACGATGATTTGCTCTTGGAGCGCCGGATCGAGCTTCACGCCCAAAGCTGTCGCTACCAAAATTAAACCGCGCCATGTGCTATTCTCTTTTAAGCGTTCCACTACAATGTTTAGTATGTTTTTCATTTGTCTTTTATTGTTCTGGATTTGATGAGTTGATCCCAAGCATGATCCAGGGCAGGGCTTGAGATTTGTTGGTTTTGTTTTGGTAGATAGTCAACTTTTAGGGAAACTTTAAGAGTTCCCATCTCGCCAATCTGATCTCCAAAAGGGGGGATAGGTACGGATACGCACCCGCCAACTACCAAAATGGTAGCAATTAGTAGTAAATTGGTAGTTCTCATGGGTTGAGTTTTTTCAGAGCTTCCTCGATCCTTTTAGTTCTTTCGTCAATTCTCACTAAAGTCTCGGCTCGCTCGGCGGCAACGCTTTCGATTACGCCCAACCGCATATCTTGGCGGTCGTTTTCCTTTTGCAAGTGGATAACTTTTTCAGGCAGGACAACCCACCCGCTGAATGCGGAAAAGCCCGCGATTAAAACTGCTATAAATGAAAACGCTTCTCCGTAAGATAGTTTCACGCCTCGTTGATTTCTGACCATTTCGTTGCTCATAGTAATGCTTTCTTTGCTTCAGACTCGCTATCAAACCAATGCCACCCGTCAACAGGGTAGGTGTATTCATCCTTGATCTCACGAAGGAGTTCAAAATTTGCGTTACTCACGAAATTAGGCCCGTATAATAGCTGGCCTTCGTCTAGTTTGTAGAATCCTGAAGTGTCGTCCATAAAGTTATCCAGTTACAGTCCAGCCTTTCGCAATCGCGGGGTAGGTGTCTAAAATTCGCGCTGTGAGCGTCACACTTCCAGTGGCCGACGCTGGGGCGCTTATTTGGAAGGAAGTGTTTGCGGTAATTTCTGTGATATATGCCGGATAAAGCATATTCCCACTGCCGTTTGTGGTTAACGCAATAGCCGCCCCTCCAGAAGTTGCGGACAACTGGAATGTGTCAGTTGTGGCGTTAATTACATAGTATGGTGTAAAGGCAACTACTCCCGTTGTGCTAGTTATGCTTGTAAAAGAAACTATAGTGCCATCAGCTAACCCATGGCCTGCCCGTGTAACAGTATCGCCAGCGTCTTGAAAAGTAACTGCCACAGCAGTATTCACTCCAGTTCCAAGAACTCTCATTCCAACCGCCAAGCTCGAAGTATTTAACTGGGTTACAGTTTTTGAACCCGCCGTGGTCCCGCAAGTAGTCTTACTGATCGCAGTATCCGCGCCGTAGTTTCCAGTAATAGTTATAGTTCTTGATGTCGATCCCGCTGTTAAATTTGTAAAAACTTGAAGCAAGGCCGTGGTGCTTAATCGGCAATTTGAAAAATCCACCGTTGCCCTTAGGTTTGTCACGGCGCACGATGTCATAGAGCGACAGGTGCTAAATACAGTCCCGAGAGTTGTTAAACTATTAAAATTGCACGGCCCGAGTTTTCTTAATGAGTGGCAGTTTGCGAATGCCGCTGATGCCGTTGTGCATAGAGGTAGGTTCCATAGCGACATATCAACTTCTTGCAAACCAAAGCAAGACTCAAACATATTTGCCATTGTGGTTACTTTCGCAGTATTCCAGTTTCTAACATTTAATCTTACAAGAGAACGGCAGGAGTGGAAGGCGAATGAAAAAGTAGTAACATTTGCTGTGTTCCAGTTACCGACATCAATTTCAGTCAGAGCTACACAACCTTGAAATGTAGAAGAAAAAGAGGTGCAAGCCCCTAAGTTCCAATTCGCGCAGTTTATTTTTTGGATCGTTTGGCAATCCCTAAACATATCTGTGATAGCTGTTACTTTGGCCATGTTCCAGTTCGACCCATTGATTACCTTTATACCACTGCACGAAAAAAACAGGCTTGCAGCATTTGTTATGTTCGCCATGTTCCACTCTGCTTCGTTTAGCGATTGAAGCGCGGTACAGTATTGGAACAAGGCGGATACATTACTGATAAGCCCCCAAGAGACGATATAGACTCTTTCGAGATAGGCATGACGAACAGTCGACGAACCGATAAGCAATCTTTGTCCTGTTGTTAAGTTAGGCAGGTTTATATTAACATCGAGTAGCCCAGTGGCGTACATTTGCATTCCAGCCGGGCTGCTTATTTTTTGGGATAGGTCGCATAATGAAAATGTCGCTGCCCCCGATGGGGTTATTGTAATTATCGCCTGCTTATATCCTCGGGAAGATAAAGTTCCGTCCAAGGCAGCATTGCTGTAGCTGTAATTATAGGTGGTATTTGTATTGCTTAAGGCTGTTGTCGTATTCCCATCTCCCCAATTTATAGTGTATGCGGAGCCATCGGAGGTCTGCATTTTTATCACCACATAGTTTTCAGCTTGATCAAAAACAGCGTGCAGAATCTTAACAGAGTTAGCTTGAGCAGAAGGTAACGAAATCCAATCGGCGGGGCGAACCCACTCGGCGATGGCTCCTGCGTCTCCTGTAAAGAGCGGGGTTGTGCCTAAATAGGCTTTTACAACAGTAGGCATATTATTGTTTTATGAAATAAATGGTGTTCGGGTCTTTTGTTTCACCGTCATATTCCGCTTGGGTAAGGCACCGAATAGCATTTACGGGGGTCGTATCGTTAGACCGCTTTTCGATTTTTTTATCTAGTGAAGGTTGTAAATTAACCACATTGTAGATTTGCAGCGTGTAGGGTTGAGAGGCAGCGAAGTTTAGCCACACGCCGCCTGCGGCATCCCATTTCCAGCGGCGTCCTTCTAGTGAGGGTTGGCTCTCTGGCGGGTATATGTATCCGTCGCTTGGTGAATTTGGAAAATCTATAGGCATAGTATTTTATTGAACCCTTAATGGAGCTCCTAGTTTGTATGGGTGATCCTCTGGCAGTTGTGAGTCTGTGGCATATTTCCACGCCAGATACCCCTCGATTTTTTGTCTGTCTGTTGAAGATAAAATATACCCAAAAGATATAAATTCAGCAAGCTCAGCAAGAAATGAATTTGCTCCACCGGCATTGTTACCAAGAACTGTTGTGTTTCCTACTGTAGCAGTAACCGGGGCTGTCAAATTTAAGCTACCTATTAAAGTCCCGTCTCTCCATATGGCTATACTCGGCTGTCCCTGTGCGGGATTGGGGGTTAAGGTTATTATGAAAATGTGGGCAGTAGTATTATCGCGGGTCGGCCAGATATTTGAGATAGTAATTCTGTGTGCTGAGTTATCGGAAGTCTTTATCCCACAATCCACAAACAAAACATTGTTCGGGGTGTTAAATATCGCCCGACCGCTACCACCAGAATCTTGAATCCAAACAGAGTTAATGGTGTCTACTGCTCTTTTCTTCGCCATAAATACAAGACTTTCTGCCACAAAACTAGACCCCGATTCACGAAGTTGGATATTAGACTCTACCCCATTAAACTGTGTAGTAAGGAACTGATTAGAGTTGTCGTAATCAAGATAATTATACCACCCGTTTATCGTTGACAGACCGCTGCCGCGAGGCCCCCTGCCGACAGTCGTGCAAACAAACCGCTTCGCATAGGTTGAAAATTTTACATCTGTTACTGCGGATACATTCATAGGTGCGTCTCTGGAGACGCCAACATCGTTGCGAACCCAATAACCAGTATTTATATCGTATGGAGTGAATTTCGCCGTATAATCAGGAGAAAACAATATTGGAGTAATGTTGCTAACTCTAATGTCAAAATTCCAATAAGTCATCCGGTAATTCCCTAAACCATCTGGAAGCCCGACATAAAATACTGCTCTGCCTGTCGGATAGGGGTGGGAGTGAGCAAAAAGGGAAATTTTCATTCCTGTAGCTCCCCCCGGTCGTGGATACATAAGCTCCTCAGGTTGGGGGTCTATCGCTACCCCTCGTTCTAGTGCGCGGCTTTGATTGCCCCATGTCACAACCGAACCATCTTTCCTCAACGCGATGGCCGCGCCGTAACCCATATCTAGACTGTGTAGTGTGCTGCCTGTGCTTAAAAATTCTGTGGGGCATTGGGTAATAATCCCTCTAGGATCAATGGAATCTGCTCGATAAATAGTTAATATGTCTTGATTATCTATCGTGGCAAAACAACCTACCTGCTTGCCGCCAATTATGTCTCTGATACCTGTGAGATTTGCTGTAAGGAAAGCATTCCCGGCCCATGAATCACCAGTTGGATTCCCGGGAATAATAACAACTGAACCATCCGATTTTAATGCTACAAATGTCCCCCCATTTCCACACCACTGTATTTTTACAACCCCTGAAGTTAGTCTTGGGTCGTTGTTAATGGCGTCGTAGTCTGCAGCCCACCCTGATTCCGTTTTTAGTCTCCCCCAAGCTATAACAGAGTTATTTGTTCTTAGAGCTGCGGCAAAGTTTGGATGGACTAAAGCAACATCTTTTATTGTTGGAGAGCCCACCAAAGATGCCGGAAATCTGCGGATTGCTCCGTAGTTTGCGACATCGTTTCTTCCAAAAAATTGACAGACATTATTTGGCCCTATGACACAAGCTACATCTATGGTTGATATGCACTTACGAACAGCTCCTGCTCCCTGATAAGCAGCCGGAACCGTCGCTTGCCCATAATTATTATTGCTAGACGATCCTATTCTGCAAATCCCATCAAGACCAATATACGAAAGCCAAGTGTAACTTGAATATTCATAATCACCTGGCCAAAAATCTTTAACAACTGTATATTTTCTCCAAAGCCTATTGTTTCCAGAGAAAACCTGACTAGCGCCCCCGCCAAGATAGACATTTGAAGCTAGAGAGATATTAGACATATATCAAACAACGATATAGAGAGTGTTTGGGTCTAGAACAAGAGGAAGGACAGATACTTTTGCGATGCTCGACACGCCCCCACTATTTGTGACCTTGGAATTTAAGCTGGTCTGCAAGTTTGTTACATCTGAGATTGCGTGATTGTGCGTTGCATTGGCTGCCCCTAACAACGATGGCGTTAGCGTTACAACTCCAGTTAATCCATTGACACTATCTACTGCGCCCCCTCCTGTGCCTCCCCCTCCTGTGCCTCCTCCTGTTCCTTCGATTACCAAAGGCCCAAATCCCGCTGCCGCCTCGACCCAATACCCATCAATTTTGTTGAAAATTCGAGCCGTGCTCGTCTGAATCCAAAGATTATATGTGGAATCTGTTGGTGCAGTATCCCCATAATAAACAGACGCGGTTGGAAAAGTTAAGTCTGTTATCTGAGACATTGTGTGCGTATGCCCCACATCTGCCTTTTGAGTGAGTGTTGTCGCTAAACCGGTTATCGAGGCGATAGAGTGGCTATGAGCTGTTGCAGCCTTTGCGTCTATTGCCGCCTGTAAACTAGGAATATCTGCGATTTGGTGCACATGATTACCCGCAGAGACTTGGAATGACGCTGTGCCTACATTCTTTGTAGCCGCATCGCCGAGGCCGAGAGTGGCCCTTTGCGCGGTAGCGTCAGCATCATCTAAAATAGCTCGGCCTGCGCTGGTGCAAACAATTTCTTCTACCGTTCCCGCCCCTGCCGTCGATCTTCCTAAGAGCCGATCTGTTGCAGAAACATTCTGCATTTTAGCATATGTAACCGCCCCATTGTCTATTGTCCAAGTTGCCCCGGACCCTGATACCGTAACATCGCCCTTGTCTCCATCGGAAACTCCCCCCGTAGAAGAAAATGTCAGCGAGTTATTTACAGAATCAGCGGCAATGGTGACGCCGGAACCTGCAATAAAATTGGCTGTATCCAATCCTTGAGCAGTGAGTCCGGGCTGACCGTTTACCTCCCAATACTTAAAGGTAGAGTTCATTTGAACCTTGGCATTGCCGTTGCCAAGGTCTACAACATCAAACCCGGAATCGTCGTCAAACCGCAAACCAGTTACATTAGTAATAGCTCCAGTATAGGTTCCGTTTGTCAGAACTTTGCTAACGGTGATGGAGCCCCCGCCCCCACCTCCGCCCGACGAAAGCTCTAAAAGCGACTTATCACTTTGGAGGACATAAACTTTCCCAGTTCCGCTTACAGAGCATACCTGCCCTGCATATGCCGTGCCGTTCGATGCCGCGTAGGATTGCAACTCGGCAAGAGTTGCGAAAGTGCTAGTCGCATCAAGAGCAAACGCATCGAGGCGCTGGTAGCCTTTCGGAACCGAAATTGGCGAAGGCGCAGGCATGATTTTTTACTAAATCAATCAGGGATTTCAACCCATGCGTCGCTATAATACTCGTATGCTGTCATTGTCGTTGTATTTACCCACCGCTGGCCGTCCTCTGGCGCAAGCGGGGCGGTATCGCTAAAAACATTTTTTACTTGCTTGGCATCCAAATCGTCTTGAAGCCCTGTTATGTCATTAACATCAAGGGTGACAGCCCCGACATGACCCGCAACGCTTGTGACTTCACTTGACGAAATTTCAGCATAAACGCTACCGCCCCATCGGTAAGTTTTAAGAGTATTCAGCGCGATATAGATTTTGCCTGTTTCGCCTGTAGCTGGGAATGCGGCTAGGTTTGCATACTCAACAACATCGTCTACATACGAAGGAAGTTGTTCTGCAGGAATTTTCCCACTAATGAGGTCTGCCTTTCCTGCAAGAGCAGTAGAAAGCCCCGTGACATCTGCCACGCCGGGGGTAGCTCCAACTTGGCTCAGGCTTTTATCGGTGCGAATAATATAAAGAAGCCCGGTATCTTTGACCGCGCAGACTTGGCCCGCATACGCCGTGCCATTCGAGGCGGCGTATGTTTGCAGTGCCGAAAAATTATCGAAAATGCTAGAAGCGTCTAGCGGAAAGTCGCCGAGGCGTTGATAGCCTTTTGGAAGTGAAATAGGTGTAGCCATAATTTATATTTTCAGTTATTAGATTGTGACAGTGTAGGTAGCTGCGGAGCCGAACGGAATGCTCGGGCGGTAGGTGTAAACGCGGTAGCTAGTAGCGGACGCGCCATTAGCTCCCTCAACACTAACGGAAGTCTCCGAAAAGGTGTCTTTCACCTCGGAGTTGCCGACTTCAACATATTTCACGCTGTTCAAAGTTCGCAATGAAGCTGGATAAGCGATCGTAACTCGCGTTGAGCCGGCTGGAATATTCAGCGTAAATGTTGAGCCGTTAGTGTGTCCAAGGACTGAATTTGCAATAGAGCGCACATTCGCGGAGGTTGCTGCCGCGCTTGTGCCTGTGTCTGCTCCATAGAATGAAGCCCGGCGAGGAGTGAAAGTAAGCGTTGTGCTTGTCTTTGTCCCGGCTGATATTGGAGTTCCGCTTGCATCGCCGAGGTTGTCGTAGCCTTGGTTTCCTTGCCCATAATCTGCCTCTGCTGTAAATGAAGTGTTTGTGAGAAGTTGGAAGCTGGCAGAATAGTTTGCTGGAGAACTGCCGCTTGTTGTTTGAACAACAGTCCCATCCATTTCAACACGAAATTCAGTCGCGGTTCCCGCGTCGCCTTTACTCCAAGTGGAAACAAGCGTTGCCGAAACATTAGTGCCAATTTCAGGGTTTGTTGTTGCGGATGTAGTCAAGGACAGCGTTGGCTGTGCATAAGTGTATGGGACGCGAAGTTGAAGCATATTTTTAATAACTGCTTCAAGCGTCGTTCCTGATGGAATAACGCTTCCATCATTATATGCGCCTTGGCTTACGGCCTTGACTGTAAAATTCGCGCTCATTGCGCCGGCTCCATCAAGAGCCGTATCAAGTCCAACAATATCAGTAGGAGATAATGTTACTGCTCCCACTTTTCCGGCGACAGATTGAACTGGCGCATCAGCCGAAGCTCTGGATGTTTTATAATAAAGATTTGCGCTTCCTTCTGGAACATCATCTGTTGTCCCCGGAGATGCGGAAATTTCCACATATACTGATCCACCCCAACGATATGTTTTTCCAGTTGCAAGATCAACATAGATTTTTGCAGATTCCCCCGTAGCTGGGAAAGATGCCAAATTGGCATATTCCAAAACATCATCAACAAATGAGGGGAGTTGTGAAGATGGAACTTTGCCTCCGCCGTCAAGCGTAGCATAACTTCCCGCCGGTTGTAGTCCCGCAAGTGTGGTTGTGAGATTGGTAATCTCGCTAATCGCGTGGTTGTGGCTTTCTGGCGGAAATTCAGTCGGTTTGCCAGTTAATTCATCCCATGCCGGAGGGATCGGAACAGCGTCCCATGCGGTTCCATTAAATTTCCAGCGCCGGCCATTGATTGCAGGCAAGTTTAATGGCGGATAAATATCATTAGTTGTGGGGTTTGTAGGGAATGTTATCATATTTTATTTTTGTTGTTTGTTTAGGTGACGATTTCGACCCATGCTCCGCCGCAAAACTCGTATGCGCGAAATGTGTCTGTGTCTATCCATCTGTCTGATTCTAAAGGTGATGTTGGCGGAGTTGAATTGTAATATGTTTTTTTTGCAAAGGTTCCTTCACCAGCAATAATTACATTTGTTGTAACCCCTTGTTTTTCGACTCCGAGATAGAAATTTTTATTTTGCTTATCATACAAAAGCTCTCCGTCACTCAATAGCGGTGGCGTTCCATTGCCTCGCCGGATTCGGAGTGTTGGTTGTTGCATAAATGATTTTAATTTATTGCCTGCTTATTTTTTATGGCTCTTTCCAAAGCTGTTTTTTTGTCGTGCAGGTATGTTTTTAATTCTCTGGCGGCGACATATCGCGCCCTTGCGAACTCAAGCCCGGCTCCCGTTGTTTCAGGATTGATAATGGCCGAGTGCGAGTTATCAAAAAGTTGCTGGAAGTATGGAGCTAATTGCTTTTGAAAATCTTCATTTTCAATCAACCTGTTAATGCTCTCAAGCGTGGCGATTTGTTCTGAAATTTCCATATCATTCAACCCTTTCTGGCGTTGGCATCATTTGGCCGTCCTCAATAGGCTCGTACTCTTTTTCTTTGGCCGGCGGAGTATAGGTCGCCGGAACACGCGGCACACTTTCTTCTGGCGCTTCGCTTTCTTGCGGTACTTCCAAGGAGTTCGGATCGGCGGCGGCTTGTTGCTGTTGCATTTGCATTGCGGCAATAGCCTCGGGCGGAGGCATGATTGCAAGCGCAGCCTCCGCAGCCATTGCTTCTGCGCCAAGTGCCTTATCGACATCCTCGATTCCCATTGTTTGCAGAATGCGGTAAATGATCGGGCGAATCCGAACTTTAGGTTCAGGCGGCAACTGCTCGTAGCCAATAAGAATATCAAATGCCTGCTTGTGAGCCTCAACAACATCGCTGTCCTTGCTGTTTGAGAGGAGCATTTTAACTTGGTAGTGCAACTGCGAGAAGTCTCGGTTTTTGCTTAAAAGCGTTGCCGCATCTTCACCCATCAACCTTTCTGCGTCGTATGCGTTGTAATTTTTAAGAGTCAGAGCAACGCAATCTTTCAATACCGCCTCAAATCCCTCCACGACATCAAAGAGCATATTCTTTAGAAGAACATTAGCTACACGATCAAGTGAGCGAATGCCGGTGGCGAGGCTTGCCGCTGGCAACCCCGCCAATCCATGATCGCCCGCGCTTACGATTCCTGCTTCAAGTTGAGTTACTTGCATCAACATATTCAGCAAGTTTTCTGAAGCATTTGAATCATTAGGGATCGTCACAACTTTAAAAACATCGTCTGCAGAAAACCCCTCGCGTAGCCTGTATGTTTTATTTGTGCCAAATTCAATCGGCTCCCCGGCCATGCCTTCTTCGGTAGCCATCGGATTTTCGATTTTGATGTTGCCAGAAAGGCTCGCCGCCAAATTCACGCGGTTGATGAACAGGTCGCAAAATTTGTGGCGATCATCGAAAAGCTCGTAAAATCCTGTCCCATACCAGCGATGAGGAACAGGCTCCATGCGAATCACTCGCAGTGGCCGGATGCGCTTGAGCGCATTTTTTTAATCACCTCTTTGGTTTGCAGGCTGTCTTTCACTGGCATTAACATGGCTATTACGCGGTCTAATTCCATGTCCATGCGGACGGCTACAAAGTCAGCCGAATGAATATCTTTTTCTGTTGTGCTACAAACAAAGTCCCTATGGTCAATACAGCTAGATTCTAGTCCTTCAAAAGTAGTGCGGTAATAGTCATATTCCATTTCCTCCCAAGTCGGCGCTTCGTCTTTTTCAATCCGAACTCGTTTATCCCTGGAAAGAACCATTGCTTCGCCGTCTTCTGCCCAAATATCATCTTGCCGAACCAAATTTCCGTCACGCGCCCGAACAGGCCCACCTTCTCGCACTAAAATCATCCCTCGTTTTTTGCTTCTGGAAAGTCGCTTTTCCCATGTGGTTTTGACAACCGTTTCGCCTCGTATGCAAGCTAGTGTCTGCGCCTCCCGCAAAATTGCCCGAACGCCGCTTTTTTCTATTTGTTGTCCTGCATATCGCTCAATGACGCGAGCTACTTCGTAATCATCGCCTTTTCCTTCTACTGTAATCCCAAGAATAGGGTTGCTCGTCAGCATTGTGTCGTAGATTCGAGCGGCGGTAATGCGAACAAATCTCTTCGGTAAGTTTAGCGTAATGTTTGATAACTCAAATATACTTCCAGGGTCGCGGCGCGACTCCATGTTGCCCATATACTGTTGCATGGCGCGGTTGCGTTTTTCGAGCCATCCGCTTTTGCTGTAACTTTGCGTAGCACTCCCCATGCGAGTCTTAATCAGGTGCATGATTTCGCGTTCTTGAGCGCCTGTAAGTTTCAGACTTCCGCGAAGCGGGGCGCTAGGCGGATCAAGGCTTTCAGAAAGTTCGGGTAGCGCAATCATCGTGTGTGATTTTGTCTATTGTTTCGGCAGAGTCAAGTTGGCCTGCGGTTGTCCGAATACGAAATTGTTAGGGTTGCCGCTTGCTGCTTTTTTCGGATTAGGGAATGGTCGGATATTCACGCCGGTTGTGTTTCTCCACTTTTAAGTTTTTCGTCATAAACATTAACGCTCTCTGGCCCTGCTCCCATGGCTTGCAGTCGAGCAAGGTCGCTAACAATATCACGGGTAGTTGTTCCTACTCCTGGTTTGATTTTGTCAGGGTTTACACCCATACCCCAAAACAGATTATTCAAGTCAACTTGTGATGGTCTGGATGCTTGCTCTGCTCGTTGTGCTTGCAGATTAGCTATCGCGGCGTCTTTTTGCGCTGGAGTGAGCTTTTCGTTTTTTCTGATTTTCTCGGCCTGCGTAGCCATTCGCCGGTCACGATCTACATTTGTTGTTAGAAGGGCGGGCTTAATCGGCTCCCCTGCGGCAGGTAGATTTTCTCGAAGTCCAGGGATTCCAGCCATAATGCTTTCCAGCGGCCCCATATTAAATCCAAGACTTGCGCTGCTGGTTGTTCTGCGAACAATTGGATCAGTCATGTTGCCAATATAGTTTGTCAACGCTGATGGATTGACCGGAGAACTTAATGCCTCAAAGAATGCCTCTGTAGCTAAATTTACAGGGCTTTTTTTGGCATCAATACTTCCAACTTTAGCAAGACCCATCATGCGGCTTAAAATACCCATCGCCGTCAAATCGGATATGTACGCTCCTGAATCCTTCAGAAATCCTTGATAGTCTCCATTAACTGCCCGCCCCATCAAAAGGCTTTCTTTCATCCAAGTCATATTTTGGTAATACATCCAATAATCATCGCCTCGATGATTTGTTAGATCGTCGTTAATGCTTACGCCTGCCATGCGAAGGGCGCTTGCAATAACTCGTCCTAGATGCGTTTTCCTTCCAATCGCCGACAGGTTCATGCGGCTACTAGTATCTTGGTTGCGGTCTTTAAGTTTCCCTTCTTCATCAAAGCGCGAGCCAATAATATCATCATCATCTTCACCGCCGGATAGTAAGGCGGAGCCGCCGTAAGCAACCGCCGCAATCGTAAGCATATTGGCCAAACCACGCGCCCGTTCTTGTTTTGTCGAGGATGGCGACGCAAACTCAATAGCACCATCAAGTCCAAGCCGTTTTACAAACCGTATGAAATTGTAAGGGTACTTGATGAACCATAGGCCGTGTTCTTTTAAGAATTTTCTAGCCTTTTCTTCCGGCAAGCTGGATGAAGGATCGAGCCATGCGGGGACATTTTCATAATCCATGAAATAGAGCTTGGCCGCATCCATCACCTCGCGATGAATTTCCGTATTTTCGCGAACTTGCTGTTGTATCCAATTTCGCATCCATTCGGATCTGCCGCTTTTAATCTTGGCTTCGTTGGCCGCAATTTCAGCACGCGCTCTGTATGCCGCGTATGCACTTTGCTGTTTTACGGCGGCGTCGCCACCAGAGTAGTGTACGCCATAAAGAATACTTGCGCTGATTCCTCCTTGTTTGAATGCGTTGACAAGTCCTTGTGCTGGCCCCCGGAGAATGCCGTTTCGTTTAATGTCATCAACCAAGTTGCCGTAGTCTGCGCCTGCATCGAGGCTAGACAGGGCCGTTGTGCTATCAAAAAGCTCGCGAGGGATTAAGTCGCCAATGCGCGATTGGTTTAGCGTGTTTGGCGCACGATCTGTGATAAGCCCTCTCAATAAGAAAAGAGCCTCCAGGGTATTTACTTTTGCTCCCCTTGAGTCTAATAGCGCCAAGTGCGTCATGCCGGCAAACATCCTGTTCATCGCTTGTGTAAGCGTAAGGATTTGGTTTCCTAGCCAGTTTATGCCAACGGAGCCGGCTGTTAATTTTCCTAACTTTGCGCCGCGCAACAAAAAGTTCAAAGCGCGTAAAAGCATTCCTTCGGTTTGCGCCCGCGCCATGCTCAACATGAGTTCGCGATAAACATTTTTGTGAACCATTTGCTCAATGCCATTTAATCTCGCGGCATCTCCGACAAGACGCATGAGTTGAACTTGGTCTTTTGGATTTAGGGCTTTTGAAAGGTTTGGGTATGCCTTTTCATCCAGCAGTCTTGCGGACTGAACGGCTTTTACGATGCTACTGAAAACATCTTCGAGGGCTACATAGTCACCTATGTTTTCTGCTGGAACATCCTCTCTAAAAACAACGGCTTTTTCAATGATGCCTTGCCGCGTCCGCATACGAATTTTTTCGCGGTGTGCCTCCATTGCGCGGGTCGAAAACCCATCAATCAAGTTTTTGACATTGCCGGCCTCGCGAAGTGCGCCGGTCTTAAACTTGCGGCCAGGGGATTTGTAAAGCCCAAGTAATTTCGCGATAACAGCAACGATACTGCGCTGTGCCGCAATGTCGGGCGTATAGCCTTCAAGTCGCGGAACCGAGGGTAGAGTCATGTCTCCGAAAGCCTCTTTCAAATCTTGCGGCCATTCGTTCATAAACGAAAGGAGAGCTTCGCGGTTAAACTCAACGC